AAATGAAGAATTAAGTAGATGTTTAAAAGCATCAGAAACATTAACAGATTTAACAACCCCAGAATTTACTGATGATGCAGATGATAGAGCAAATAAAGTTTTAGGATTTAGTTCTGATGGTACAACACTTACTACAACCACAACATTCAATCCTGCTGGAGGTGATACTTCTCAATTCACATACAGCACAACCACAACTGACTCTGATCCAGGAAGTGGTATCATCCGTTTTAATCATGCAACTTTGGCTAGTGCAACGATTGCTTATGCAGATGATTTAGATGCGTTAGGCACAGATATATCTGCTTGGGTACAAAGTTTTGATGATGTAACTGGTAATGCTACAAACAGAGGAAGAATTAGAATACACAAAGCTGGTAATCTTGCTATATGGGCTGTTTATAAAGTTAATGCTGCAGTAACAGACGCAAGTGGCTACACAAAAATTCCACTTGCCTATATTGATGGAGCAGGTTCATTTACAGATGAAGATTCAATATTTTTATCTTTTACTGCAAGTGGAGAAGATGGAGCAATTCCTGGTTATTATTATAAATTTGATACAGGCACATCTGACGCAGATCCAGGAGCAGGAGAATTAAGTTTTAATAATGGAACGTATGCAAGCGCAACAGTAATTTATATTGATGATGCAGATGCAAATGGAGTAACAACACAAGCAGATACGGAAACTTGGGGTGATTCAACAGAAACTATAAAAGGATTTTTACACATCGTTGATATTAATGATCCAACAACATACGCAAGATTTAAAATTACTGCTGCAGTTACGGATGCTTCAGGTTATAATAAAATTACAGTTGTTCATTTAGCATCAAACAATACTTTTTCAGCAGCCGATGAATTGTCTATTCACTTTACCAGGAATGGTGATGCAGGTGCTTCGCCAGGTTATTTTTATAAATTTGATACAGGAACGAGTGCAGTTGATCCAGGTGCTGGAGAGATAGCTTTTAACAATGGTACTTATGCTTCGGCAACAGCTATTTATATAGACGATGTAGACCAAAATTCAGTCAATACTGTAACAGATGTTTTAACTTGGGATGATAGTTCATCTACAATAAAAGGATATTTACATATTGTTGATATTAACGACCATACAACATACGCAAGATTTTCAATAACAGGATCATCAACTGATGGTTCTGGATTTAATACACTCGCTGTAACGCATATAGCATCAAACAATACTTTTTCTGCTGCTGACAGTTTATCAGTACACTTTACAAGGCAAGGCGATAAAGGTGATACAGGTTCAACAGGCCCAACTGGTAGCACAGCAGGAACTTCTGGTTTAGGAATGACTTGGGATGATTCAATAGCAGACGCAGATAATGGAGCAGGAAAAATTGCTTGGAATCACGCAACAATAGCAAGTGCAACTGTTTTATATGTAGATGATGTAGATGACGCTGGAGCAACTATACAACCTTATGTAGACACTTGGGATGTTGTAACAAACACAACTGCAAAAGGTTATGTTCAAATAACAAAAGAAGGTACTACTAGTACATATGCATTATTTAAGGTAAGTGGTGCTGTAACAGATGCTACTGGTTATTCAAAAATTGCAGTAACTCATGTAGTTTCAAATGGATCTTTTTCAGATGGCGATGGAGTAGGAGTTCAATTTATACAATCTGGTAATGATGGTTCTGGTGCTATGGATAATTTTATTTTATCAGATGGTTCATCAACTCAAACAATAGCAGATGGAAATACAATGACTGTTGCTGCTGGGGAAGGAATTGATACTGCTGTAACTTCTACAAATACAGTAACAATTTCTGGTGAAGATGCTTCAACAAGTAATAAAGGAGTGGCAAGTTTTCTTGCACAAGAATTTACAGTAGCTTCAGGTGCAGTATCTTTTAATGACAGTATGCACCCAACTATAACAAGCACAGGAAAGGCATTAGTATTTGGATTTTAAATTATGAATTATTATATTATTATTAACGGAGGAAACAAATTATGGCTAGTGAATTATTAAAAGTAGCACATCAAGTAGTTACAGATTCAGAAATGGTTTTGATAAATGGAGCAAGTGGACACACTTATACTATTTTATCTATTTCTATGTGTGAAACTGCTGGTGCTGCAGAAACTATTGACTTGTTTATTCAAGATGATGGTGGAGAAACTGATTATGAGATTCTTTCAGATCAGGCGTTAGGAGCTAATGAAACATTTGTATACAATGATAAATTTGTCATTGAAGCAACTGACCATTTAACAGCTAAAACTGCATCAAGTGCTGCAGTACATGTTGTAGTTAGTTATTTAGACCAAACATTATAATAGGAGGAAAAAATTATGGGTGGAATAATAGCAGATAATGTAGGAAGAAGTAGTGGATTAATTAAAGCTGTATCAGTTAGTGCAGGTTTGAATTTAGTTCATTCAACTACATCTACAAGTTCGGTGTCTAGTATAAGTTTAGATAATATTTTTACATCAGATTATGATTTATATTTAATACATGGATATAATATTACCCACGCTTCAGCTTCAAATGGGTGGGCAAGAGTAATTAAATCAGATGGGAGTGTTGATTCTGGTAGTAATTATCAAACAGTAAGACATTGGGCAAATCAAGCAGGTAATACTGGCACAAATGATTATGGTGTTACAGAAAATGAAATTACACTAGGATATGATGTTAGCACAACTGGTATAACTTCTTTTACTGGTTATATGTATAACCCACAATCTACTACTTACGACAAACATTTTTATGGACTATGTGAAACTACTGATGCTACTAATATTAGATTTTTAAGATGGACTGGAACATATGATGTACCTGGTACAGCAGTTAGAGGATTAAATTATCTTGCTAGTACTGGAAATGTTGAAAACGCAGAATTTAGAGTTTATGGATTAGCAACAAGTTAAAATTATGAAAGATTATTTTTTTATTAACAATAATAATGGAGGTATTGCGATATGGTTTATGAAATAGACAAACCTAAAAAAGACTGGGTTACTCTTGATGGCGAAGAAATTGCTGCAAAATTAGTTAATAATATTTTACAACCAGTTTCAAAAGATGAAGCAAAACAAATTGCTGTTGATAGAAAAATTTGGAAAGATTCTGCTAACGAAAGAGCATTAGAACAAATAAGAAATATTAGAGATAATTTGTTAAATCAAACAGATTGGAAAGTTATTAAAGCTAGTGAGCAAGGAGAAGAATTATCAGAAGAATTTAAAACTTGGAGGCAGAATTTAAGAGATATTCCTCAAGATTATAAAGCATCTGATTATGATAAACTTATGGAAATAGATACAACAACTAAAAAATTAAAACATTCTGTATGGAAAAAACCAAAGGAGTAATTAATGAAATGGTTTATGTTTGTAGTATTTGTCCACATCTCTCAGTACGGTTTAGAAAACCCTACTGATGTAGTGTTTTTCCAAATGGATCAACAGTATAATTCTATGGAAGAATGTATCAATGACCAACCAAAACAAACAATAGAACAGATTAAGAAATTTGATTTTCAGTATGACTGGATGGTAGCAACTTGTACTAATAGTCAGTCTACTGTTTATCTTTATCCAATACATCCTAACAAAAATAGTAAAGAAGGTAGTATATGATAAATATAAAAAAAATAAAAAGATTAATCAACGATCTTATAACTATTAAAAAGAGTGGTAAACTTCCTGGTCATACTGGACCACACGGAGCAACCCCTGATAAAAGATAATGGCTAGTACTCTTAAAGACCATGAGGATATTTGTTCTGAGAGATATAAAGAAATTAAATCTTCATTAGCAAGACTGGAAAATAAATCAAAAGAAAATACTAAAGCAATTCAAGGAATAGAAAAACAATTAGCTATGGGTTCTGGTAGTATAAAGGCATTAGCTTATATTACTTCAATATTAGGATTAGTATATTTAGCTTTAAGAATATTTAAATGATCTGGTCTTTATTAATTAAAACTGTGGGTTCAACTGTAATGTCAGGCATTAAACATTATGGTGAAAGAAAGAAGGTTGAAAGAAAAGCAGAATTAGACTGGGCAGCTTCTGCTCAAAGAGCTAGTGAAACTTCATGGAAAGATGAATATCTTTGTATTTTATTTACAGGGCTTTTTGTTTTTCATTTTATTCCACCACTACAACCATATTTAATTGAAGGTTGGACATTACTTTATACAGCACCAGACTGGTTTAGTTGGTGTTTACTTGTTATTATAGCAGGTAGTTTTGGAATAAATATAGCAAAGAAATTTTTGAAATAAATGACAAAGAAAAAACAAGATATAATAAAAGAGTTAGAAGAAATGGAAGAGTATTTTCTTGGTAATAGATTACCATTAAAACCAGTTTTTAATATGATAAAACAGAAAAAAAATAAATACACTTTGTTCATAGAAGTTAATGGTTTTACAACTAGAGAACAAGTTAAAAGATTTATTGCTTTATCTGTCAATGATCCAGACAATCAAATTACAGAAGGAACATTACACTAATGGATGTAGGTGCATATATATTTTTAGTAACATTAATAATAATATCTATATGTATAATATATTGGAGTTGTAAATAATGTACCCTGTTCAACAATATAAAACTAAAAAGAAAAAAAGAAAAAAGAAAAAGTTATCCACAGTTTGACATTGATTTGTGAGTAAGTATTCTATATAGAGTATGAATATTGGAGGTAACTACTATACCTAGTAGTGGGAATATCTTTGGGGTTAATGAATAAAGCAACAAAAGGTCTTTGGGCTGAAAATGCTGCAATGAAATGGTTGTTAGAAAATAACTGGCATCCTTTTCGTGGATTTAATGTTGGACCAATAGATATAATAGCAATAAAATTTCAACCATTTAACATTAGATTGATAGATGTTAAATACCTACCATTAAAAACAGCTAAAATAAAAACCAAGAAGAAAGAATATAATTATATATATCCAAGAGTTAGACAACTAACAAACAAACAAAAAAAGATGGGAGTGTTTATGCTAGGAGTAAATGAAAAGGGTAAGTGTAAGTTTGTTAAAAATTAATCTTTAGTTTGGCTTTTGTCTAAAGCATAAGCAAGTGATAAATAACCACAAGCATCTATATAACTATCTGGAGTAAACTTTCCTGTACTTATTCTTGCTATCTTTAATAGTGCCATGAGTAAAGCA